TGCGGACTTTATCTGTTGTTATAGCTACATCTTTATCATCATACTTGAACGGTCTGGTTGGTTGATAACGAGATTCGTATGTCTTACCTACATAGATCTTACCTACACCTATGTCTTCATCAAGTGTTATAGTATTACCTAGTTTTGTATAACCTATTAAGTTAAGTTCATAATCTGTATTATCACCTTGTACTACCACCATACTTGCATCATTGTAGTTGTCTGGTAGTGTTGCTGTTATACCGTCTGTATCTAGTTTTAGTAGATCATCTAGGAATATTTCTGCTTCACTTGTCGCTGTACGTGAGTACATATCAATCTCTTTTACTACAAGTTTTGATGTTGAGTCTCGTGTTATTAATTCCAGTCTATCATGTGTAAACTCCATATCTAGTATCTCTGTGGACACTGGTAGTTTCCATTCGCTCCAAGAGCGTTGTAACAATCTTCCTTCCATATCTGTATACTGATCGTACACAAAGAGTCTGTTATTACCACCTTCTGTTGTCACTACTGCTAACATCTCTAGGTTTGAACTCGCTTTTAACAACTGCGCTTGGCCAGGCATGTATCCTACTATATGCTGTGTTAGTTGCATAGCTCTATCTTGATTCGTGTCTTTCTCACCTGTATACATTTGTATACCTGTGGACGTGCCATAATCAATTGGGAAGAACACTGCATTGCCCATTTCTACTGGAGGCACAGTTACTTGGCTTTCGTACGATGTAGTTTTTACCATAGACACTGTTTGTGGTGTTACCGCCACTGAACCATCTATTTTGTATTGTCCATCTGTTGCTGTCACTAGTAAGTCTTTGTTATGAGATACTATGTGTTTCAGTATATCTGCACCAACTACACTGGAGGATACTTCTACAGGGTCAGTTACTAGTAATTGTACTGCTGACTGTTTCCAGAAGTTCTCTATATCATCAGTCTCTGACATAGATATTGTATTCCCTGACACGTATATTAAACGCTTTTGGAAATACCCTACGTTAGTTATTTTGTTACCTACGAATTTTGGTAGTGGGTTAGACTCGTCATCACCTCGCGTCCTCGGTGCTAAATAATGTAGCCCTGTTTGGATTTGCCAATTTGGTGATGTGGATAGTTTCCTGATGGAGATCATCTGTGGTACTGTACCCGCTGCGAAAAAACGCCGTTGTGTCGGGTTGTATGACTCTGCCCACACTACTTCTTCTAGTTCTTCTCCAGATGGGCTGCTTGCTGTACGCTCTGCCTGTAGATAGTATATACCTTTCTCAGAAGTAGGGTCTGGTTGTATTGTTATACGTGTACCCACTACAGCATACAGTGGCAAACCATTTGTTGACTCAACCTTTTGGTTTACTGCTACGCAGGATCTTTCACCTTGACCAGTCTCTATTTCTACGTCTAACCATTCATCTCTACCATCTTCCCATATTGCTACGGACGAACCTAGCGCTACAGCTGTAACTCCCTGTATTCCAGAGAATGTACTTACGTATGGTTGGCATACAGATTGTGCATCATCAAAATCAGGGTTTAACTCACATCCACCACTACCATCACTTCTGTATGGATTACAGTACTGACTCCATGATGTATCTGTTATAGGATCATCTGGGAAATCTGGATTTGGTATTAACCCATCTGGGTATATACCGCCTGCATTGATTCTATTTGCTAGTTCTAGTGCTACTTGTTTAGTAGCTCTAGCTTTATCTGCTGTATCATAGTCCGGCTCAGATGTACCTAGATCTGGTATGTTGTAGGATACTGAGTGCCTTGTCCCATTACTCTTTGTTATGTTTACTTGTACTGTTTCACCATAGTTTAGTGCAGTTGTTACATTTATGTGTGATACTTTTTGGTAGTATGTCAGTGGTGAATTATCGTCAGTTGTATCACTCATTTCTACAATGATATTAGGGTTAACGAAGTATGTTGTTTCTTCTACTGTCTGTGTTACTAAATCTTTACTTGCGTAATTTACCCACGTTTGTGACATCTGCTCTGAGTATTCGAGTACATCGTTAATGAATATCCACATGTACGCTGTACTGACGTCGAATATCAATCGGAATACATTACCATCTCTTTCATACGAGTGATGTATAATGTTGTCCGAGTCTAAACTAGGCTGTACTGTCAGCAGGAATGTTCCCCACTTCATAGGAGGTCTACGAGTTAGTTTATTAACTGGGTCAGACCTAAAGTTAATCTGTTTACCTGCTTGACCTTTAGCTCTATTACGGGGTGCTAGTGTACTTATACCTTGCACTGGTGCTGGGTAAGAACTCTCTACTCTCATACGTCAGGATCTCCATAGAATCGCTTATTGTTACGTTGATATGGTTGTACTCCTGCACGGGCTTGTACTACACGTGGTTGACTAAACATGTTATATTGTCCCTCTTCAAGGTCTTGTTTCTTCATGTTTAATGCCGCTATACCAGCAGATTCTTTTAGACTACTCTCTTTTTGAGGATCTTCTAATTCATCCCTTACGAATTCAGCAGCTGCTTTGTATGCAGCATGTTCCTGTACACACTCAGGCATATCATCCCATTCAAGTATACGGATTTGTTTCTTGACTAATACGGCTTCTGTTATTACATACGTCTGATTACATTTATCATATATTTTATCACCACGCTGTATGAATCTCTTATCATAGATCACTAACGAATTAAGTTGTGATGGTACAACAATATGACCACCGCTATCAGGTGTATATGTTATGTTGTAATCAATGTTAAACCACCATCCTCTACGTTGTACTTGCTTTCTTTGGCGTTCTAATGTAGTTCTTGCATTTGCTGCATCTGGGTGTGGTGTACTCACACTGTTTACTGGTGATGAACCGATTAGTCTTAATAGCATGTTCAATGCTTCAAGTTCATTCATGTTGTATTTCCTTTGCAAAGAAAAAACATATATGGAGGATTCCATATACGCTAATGTTGTTACTGTTAAATTGTAATAACACTTATAAAGCCCACTCTATATGAGTAGGCTTGAAAGTATTACTTATGTGTTAAGTTTACGCACGGAACTGGAAGATGCCACCAGCCATCTCAGCACGATTAGGTGTTACACCGTATGCTAAGTATGAGTCGATGAACCATTGTAGTTCGATGTCTGAGTAGTAAACTTTAGAAGTCAGTGGGATAGTCTCACCTGCTAACAATGCTTTAGGCATGATTAATAGAACTTTACATTCTACATCTGCTGCTGTTACATCGTATGCATTCTGATTACCTGCATTAGATAAGTAATGAGTTACACCTACATCACCTGTTACAGGGAAACGGTTAGTCACTTGTAGACGTACACCATTAGCTTTAAGTACTGTGCCTTGAGCATAGTCACCGTTAGCTGTAGAGAAGTCTTTGTTAAGTAACTTATCGTTCTTCAACAGAGTGTAGTATTGTGCTGGACGCATCAATAATACTGCTTCCATGATGTCTACATCTTTCTCTTCAATCTTCTGACATAGGTCTTGGATTGCTAGTTCTAGTAGCTCTGGGTCATCTTCATCACCTGTTGCCGCAAGTTGGATTACTGTACCACCTTGGAAACCTTCTGGCGCTGTACGAACAGTATTAGTAGGTTTGCTACCAACTGCTGTTACATCTTCCCAACCACCGTACAGAGCTGTACCTGTGATTGCACCTGTTGCATCTTTCACTGGTACTTGGTTAGTAATTTGACAAGCTTTGATACATTGGTTAATGAACGACTCATCAAAGAACTTACCGATCTCTTTACCGTGTTCTAGACCTACTTCTTTACGAACATCGATATGCTGTAGGAAGTCGTCTAGTAAGAACTGGTTAGTACGCGCTAGTACGATAGTATCTACTTTAACAGAGATGTTATCGAATGTAGGGCTGTGATCTGCTGGACGAACACCACGTTGTACTTTCTGTAGTTGGGTGTGACCAATGCGATCGTTTGTAATAGTATCAGTACCACGTACAGATTTGAATTTAAAGAACTGGCGCATGAAAGAGTCTTTCAAGAAACGATGTTCTACTTCACCACCATACTGTTCAATGTATAATGGGTTAATGTTACCTGAGTCTACGCCACCTTGATGACCGTCACGTACTTGATTTGCTGCTACTGCTTGATTTAAAATAGACACTAATTAATTCTCCTAGGATGTCTGTATTGTATTATGTGGTTCTTTCTTATTAAAGGCCACGTTGCATTCCAGCATTGCGTCGTTTATCGAGCGCTGCTAGTTCTGCTGATTGACCATATACATGGCCTTTTGCTTCTAATGCACGGAACTCACGTTGGTAGTCCTGTTTACTTAGAGGTGTTACACCGTTTGTTTGAACCACATTGTCACCTGTAATAAGGTCTGCTTGTACGTTAAAA